AAAAAGTCCTCTGAGACGGGCGAGGTTTACGCGCCAGCCGCTACAATACGCAAGCTTAAGAGCACGGCAGCAGGCCGCAAAAAACTAGCGGCGGCAAACAAAAAGAAACGGGCAGCAACTAAAGCAGGCAAGCAACACGCGAAGCATGGGCTGCACAAAGGTAAGAAGCGATAACACCAACTTAGGAGATTACAGTGCCAAAAGGACCAGGGACATACGGAAGCAAAGTAGGGCGACCACCAAAGACTAAGAAGACCATGCCTAAAAAGGCCAAAAAAGTTAAAGCCAAAAAGAAAAAGTAATGGGCAAAGTTGGCCAACATTTTAGCGCGTCAGAGTTCGCGTGCAACTGTTGCGGTGAAACCAATCCCGCCCAGTCGCTCGTCACGGTTCTCGACAGCGTTCGCAAAAAGCTTGGCCCGCTAAGAATTAATTCGTCATATCGCTGCGAGCAGCACAATAAAGCTGTAGGCGGTGCATCCAAGAGCTGGCATCTTCCACGAGACGGCATTTGCTACGCCGCCGATGTCACCTATGTAGATGCGACTAAGCGCCACGGCGCTTATATGCTTCGTTTATATATCGAGCTTGAGAATGCAGCTCGCAGACTAGGCACTGGCTTCGGATTAGGGCTTTACGAGAATTTTATCCACTTCGATACTCGGGGCTCTTCGCCAGAAAGAGCAAAGGCAGCACGATGGTTCAAGTACAATTGGCCGCGCTAATATATGCTCGTTATTTTATTTGCGGCGGGTATGTGTGCGCTATCGCATAAAGCCCCAGCCCTAAGTGTGATAAAGTATAAAAGTGTTTGAGGTCTTTGATATCTTAACACGCTAAAGTTGCGGGCTGAGGCTAGTAACTTATGCGCTAAATTCCCCATCAGCATCAGGCATATCGCAAAGTCCCCAAAGGACACAACCACGCTCACTTGGATCATTGGGCACGAATAGCTCTAGTTGCTTTCCTCCCCAGCTAGTCCGGGACCATTCGGCGACTTTATCAATCGGCCACATTGCCCCGGTTCCTTCCCTGCTCTGGAAAAAAGTCGGCGGTGTGTAGCCTAATGACTCAAACGTTTCGCCTTTTTTCGCGTAACGTTCTCGCGCTTTATCTGCAACCTTTTGCTCTAAAGTGCGAATCTGCACAATGCGGTTGGGGTCAGTTTCGGCGACGGCCCTAATCTCATCCTTCCGCGACATGATACACGGCCAACAGCCAACTCTAGAGGCCGGCAGTTCATCCCGCAAATACAGAGGGCATGGCCTTATGTTGTTTCTAGAGTGAATTGCAACAACGTCATCAACAATCCAATCAATTAACGGCCTCCATGTGTCTACATCTAACGGGCCGCCAGAATCCCACTCGTCCATCTTTGAGCGGCGAAAAGATTCTTGCGCTCTGATTCCCACAGCGTTGATAGGATCACCGTCAAGCTCCTTAATAAAGTCTCTAATAGGAAACACTTTAAGCTCTTGCGTACAAAAGCGAATCTTGCGGCTTGGAAACATGCCTCGCTTTTCAACAAGCTCAGGCATTCCCCCAGGATACTTTTTCGATTTAACACGATAAAAGTCTGGAGCAAGAAGAGGCTCAACAACTTCATCAATGTACTGGTATAGCTCCGGGTGCTCCCACCCCGTATCCGCATAGACATAATAAAGCTTGTTTGTTTTCTCCATCTGCTGCTCTCTCAAATACAGAGCCATTGCTAGAGAATCCTTACCGCCGCTAACACTCACCACTATTGGTCGTCCACTTTCGCGTATCTCGTCAATCTTCCTCATCCTAATACCTTTGATCCTTGTCCCAAACACGAGCCCGATTTAGTTCTAACGCAATGCGTTGATTTAAGTCGCGCTTCTTAGAACTGGAGCAATAAACGCCCCAGCCTAAGAAGCTAACCGTTGCTGTCAAAAAAATACCTAGAAACATAATCCCCTCCGCTTCTAAGTTTAGCCGATTGCCGTTAGGCGCGGCTAAAGATTCCCCAAATCTTTCCAGTTTTGCCAGACACAGGCTTAAGCTTTTCTTCAGCCGTGCTCAGGATTCTAAATCCCTCACGCAATTGATCAATCGCTTGCGTGTAGATGGCCATCAACTCCCCATCCAGCTCGTTGCCCTCAACCCTCTCGTTTGAATAAAATTCACCAGCTTGATCAGCGGCAGCCTTAACAACAGTGTTAAGAGTTTTCATGATATGCTGAGTTTGCTCTAGGTCGGCTTTTCTTCGTTTGCTCATTTGTTCGCCTCCAACAACATTCGCAATGCATCGCGGTCTACGTCACTGATGTCGGCGTGTGCAGGTGCCGCATCCTCTTGGGCGTCAAGTCGCTTTTGCTCATTGGTCTTCTCGTAGTGCTTCCCCTGGTAGTGCGACACTCCGGGAACCCGAGCAAGAAGCTCGGGATTACTCATAAAAATAGAATAAACAAAAGTTGCAACTGAAAGCCCCACAGCAAAAATTAAGCTATAGCTAGGGCCAACTTCTTCAACATCATCAATCTTACAGTCTCTCATGGGTTAGCCCTCCCTTTAAAAGTTTACGTTGTCATCCGAGTCATTGCGTCCACCAATAAACTGCACGCCCTGTGCAATAATTTCGGTGGTGTATTTGGTGACTCCTTCCTTGTCCTCGTATTTGTCGTATTTAATTCGACCCTCAACCAAAACCTGCCGACCCTTGGCCAAGTATTCAGCGCAGCTCTCGGCCTGCTTTCCGAAGACTACCACCCTGTGCCACTGCGTTTCATCTTGCAACTGTCCTGATGCATCCTTGTACTTGCGGTTAGTTGCAACCGTAAGGTTTGTAATGCAGCTTCCGCTCGATGTGTATTTGGCCTCTGGGTCTTTGCCAAGGTTCCCTAAAATAATAACTTTGTTCATAGATTTCTCCGTAATTAGATTGTAGTTGACGGTAGCATCATATGATGTTAACGTCAACTAAGTTAACCTAAAGGAGCCATTTATGGACAGAAAAGATTATATCGGAAGCACGGGAGCACCGGGCGTCATTGGGACACACGCACAGAAGGGCCCGCATGATGTGTGGCTTGAGTGCATGGGCAGGCCCATGAAACCCTCGGCTTACATGGAGATCAGTTTAATAGACGAAATAAGTCACACTGAAATGATTAAGCGAAAGCTTGCGGGGTTAGACATTGATCCCGTCGTTATCAAAGAAGTGGCGACGTATTTTGTACAGAGAGACGGTGTTAATCTGGGAGCCAGTCCGGACAGAATTGCAGTAAAGAGCAACAGGCACAGATTGCCATTGTTTTTGATTGAGATGAAAAACGCTTTCATGCAAGACCGTGACTCATGGGGCGAGGAGTTTAGCGCCGATGTTACTCCAGGGTACAGGGATCAGTGTATTTGGCACATGGGCTGCGCCGCTGTTAACGGTCACCCGGTAGAGCGTACCCTTCTGAGCGTTCGATTTAGCGCATTTAACTGGCCGGAGTTTTTTTGGATTCCTCGCGACGATCAACGCTTTTTGTATATGGTTTCGGAGTGCGTGAATTTCTGGAAGACCTACGTGGACACAAAGACACCACCACCAGCCGACCCAAGCCCCGCGTGCAGACGGGCGCAGCTTATCGCCCAAGAGTGGGAAGACAAGCAGCGAGAGGTGACCGAGGAGGAGTATGCAAAACTTCAGCAGATCAAAAAGATGTCGGCCACAAAAGACTCGCTCGGCAAGAGCATTGACCAGTTGAAGAATGAACTGGTTGAAGCTTTGAATGGTCACATGAGGCTGAACCGGTTTGACCGTAAAGTCATGGGCGTGAGCAAAGAGAGCAAGAAGGGCACACGGTCAGTAACAATGAATCTTGCAAATGTAGAGGAGATGGCAAATGAGTAATCTTGTTCAATTTAATCCGGGTGACTTTGGTCAATTGATGGAGTTCGCTAAGTTGGCGTCAGGGACGCAGATGGTTCCACAGAGCTATCAGGGGAAGCCGCAGGATATTGTTTGCGCTGTTATGATGGGCGCTGATCTTGGGCTGTCGCCAATGCAGTCATTGCAAAGCATTGCTGTGATACGAGGCAAGCCCACTCTTTGGGGGGATGGACAGCTCGCTGTTGTCATGGGGCACCACGCCTTTGCTGGGATTAAGGAGTGGATTGAGCACGAGAACACAGAGGACGCAGTTGCCTATTGTTTGATTAAGAGAACGGTGAACGGGCACGTTCAAGAAACTCAGCGCTCATACAGCGTGCTTGATGCAAAGCGGTCAAAGCTATGGAACCCGTCCCGTGGTGGTCCTTGGAAAGATTACCCGATGAGGATGTTGCAGCATCGGGCCAGGGGCTTTGCGTGTCGGGACTCCTTCCCCGACGCACTCAGAGGCATTCTATCTGAGGCGGAAGCCAGGGATATCCCGCAGAAGGGCGCACCCGTGGCACAGACTGTTGAGGCGGTTGCGACGCCAGCGGTCGAGATTGTATCGCTTGCAGAGCTTGAGCCAGCTAAGAAGGCAGCGAAGCCCGACTATGCAAAGCTTAAGGGTCCACGGTTAAAGCCTATCTCTGAGCGTTTTGATGATGCCTGCAAGAAGTTTGACGAGCATGGTGTTAGCTCTAAGCAGTTGCTGGCTTTTTGCAAAGTTGGTGGTGCTGACGAGCTTACCGATAAAAACATCAAAGCTTTGGGCCGAGCCTTTACCAAAGTCAAAAAAGGCGAGTTTCCGAAAGGGCTGGAGCCTGCAACTGTCGCGTGCGACTCCGACATTCCCGCGCCCCCCGGTGGGGAGATGGCAGGAGTCGAGGAGTGAGAGGGTGGGCACTTTGGTATGCGAGCCAAGGCTGGCCGGTGTTCCCTGTTCACGGCGTGGTGAATGGGGTTTGCACTTGCCGTCACGGTCCAGACTGCCAAGCGTCAGGGAAGCATCCGGCTGTTCGAAGAGGGTGGAAGGATGCTTCTCTGGACGCGAACCAAATTAAATCATGGTGGGATGAAAACCCTAACTATAATGTTGCACTTGCGACGGGCAACGTGACGGTTGTTGATATAGACGGCCAGGAGGGGCTTAGAAGCTTTAAGAAGCTTTTAGGTGAGTATGGGCAAGGGTCAATCAAGATGACGCCAAGGGCGGCCACTGGGGGCGGTGGGTGGCATCTTTTTTTCCAGGGAGTCGATATCAAGAATCTTGTTGGGGTTCGACCAGGAATAGATATCAGGTCTAGGGGCGGGTATGTCATTCTCCCACCTAGCAGGCATAAGTCAGGGCGGCCATATAAGTTTGACCGCTGCCCAACACAATACAAACTTCAGCCGTTTCCTGCTTGGCTCTTCAAGGTGGCCGAGGAACGAAAGCCTGCCTTTAAGGTCAAGGTGGGTGAGGACGGTGTGAAGAGAATAAACATTGGAGAGATTGGCGAGATTGCAAACGGTCAAAGGAACAACACTCTTGCACGCATATGTGGGCGGTTTTTCTTTGAGGGCAACGAGCCCGAGACGGTGTTGGCTTTGCTTGAGGCCGTTAACCAAATGCACTGCAATCCGCCAGTTTCAAAACAAGAACTCAAAACAATTGTAAACTCAATCTATCAGCGGCGTGTTGCCGAGGGTCAAATCAAAGGAGCTAACCATGATGACAGTAAGGTATAAGGGACTAGATAAAAAACACGAGGGGCTTAAGCATGGCTCCCCGTACTTTGTGGGTGCGGCTGGAAGCCCTCGCTCAAAAGCATACAAACAGGGATACTTTGACGGTGGTGTCGCAGGCTGGGACACAAACACAAAAGGGACAGTAAGCGCACAAGATGCCGATTATCGCCAAGGATTCGAGGACGCATCAGGTTATTGCGCTGATGAAGTCGAGGCTTTGATTAATGAGAAGAAGGCAAAGGCGGCGGCAGAAAGGGCGGCAGCAGAAGAGAAAGCTGCTGCCCGAGCTAAGAGATATAGCGAGCGTGGAGAGTTTTCTGAGCTAACAAAAGAGCAGCAGGAAACCATTGAAGCTGACTTCAAGAAGCTCGGCGTAGACAACAAACGCTTTCATCGAAAGAGCACACCGACGCAAACGGATTACGTTTATGGTCGTGTGTCCAGCAGAAGCTGCTCGGCATCTACGACTGTTTATGATGAGGAGTTTAATGTCTTGATTCCCTACGGGGCGACGGGCGGCTCTGGCGGAAGTCTTGGAACTTAGAGCTTCAAGTAAAAAGGCCGCGAACACCCATGGAGGTATGTTCGCGGCCTTCGAGCTAACCCAAAAGCAGCAAGACGCTACTAAAGGACACCCTTATGATAATTCATTTATGCCGGGGGCGTCAATGTCAGATCAATACAAAGAGCGTATTTTTGCAGCGCTAACGAGAAATTACGAAAGAACAAAGAAGAAAAGAGTCAGCGATGATGAAGTCAGGGCGGCCTGGAAATCAACAAGCAAACGAAAAAAACAATCAACTGGAAAAGTCCCAACAGAGCGACAGGAGCAGGTCAGGCTTGCCAAACACCTCGACAGTCTCGGGCTTCTCTGGTGCCACGTGCCAAACGAGGGACACGGTGGGTCTGGAAAAGGGGCAAAAATCAGAGGGGCCATGTTACGGGCCGAAGGACTCAAGAGCGGGGTCCCTGATGTTCTCATCTTCGATCACTGTGAGATCGAGAAGGACGGGAGAAAAGTATCGTGTTCCGGTTGTGCGATCGAGCTTAAAAGGTCGAAAGGCGGAAGAGTGAGCGACAGTCAGAAAGAGTGGTTAGACAGTTTAGAAAAACGCGGCTGGTACACGGCTGTGTGCAAGGGTTTTGATGAGGCCCGTGAGCTTATCGAGAGGTTAGGATATGCAAAAAATACCAGCAAATAGAGGTGTCATACTTTTGACGGCGTGGATGGATGACGAGGGTATAAGCACAAAGAGGTTTGCAGAGATGATAGGAGTGAGCCCTGCGCATATGTACCGGGTGATGTCAGGCATGTACAAGCCAAGTCTAAGCTTGGCCTGCAAGATTAACGAAAGGTGCGGCGTTCCAGAAAAGTCTTGGACTCAAGACATTGGCTAGGTAGCGTTAAGCCATTCCATTTTAGGACGGGGCTGGATATTAAAAACGGTCCCGTCCCTTGTGTGCTTTGAATTGAATCCTGACAATCTTAATCTCTTGGCCAAAGTTCTAGCCGACCCTGACCGCCTACCCGTCTCAGAGCAAAAATCCTGAAACTCAGAAAACAAAACCGAGAGACTGCTTTCCCCAGTTGTGCAGCAGACGGTAACAAAGTCTTTCACCGGGTCACTGTCGATGTGCCACTGCTCAAGAATCTTCTTATGAGAATCCGGTAATGTATATTGACCCTGACGCAACAAGCGCACAGCACCATACAAAGCCCAGTAAATAATAGCCGGACGCTCTTCATCCACCTCGGCCAGAATCTCACCGGGATCTCTCCGCTCCAGTGCGTACTCAGAAGTAAAGCTTCTGTTAAACTCAAGAATCGCAAACCGACGAAAAAACCCGTCAGAGTAATCCCCTGACCCGATTGCAGGCAATGCGTTGGCACTAAACAAGTGACCGCATTTAGGTATAAACGTAAACGGGGGAGCGTAAGGAAGTCGCCCCGAGATGCGGTCACCCGCGACGATTGACTTGAACGTGTCAGACGAATCAAGAGCATTATACTCAGGAAGCTCGCTCACGATGTTGATGGAGGAGTCCCGAAGACTGGCCGCAGTGTATTCGTGGTCCCAACGCTTAGGGCTTGCACTCGTAACCCGTTCTTCGGGGAACAGTGTTTCCACGGCCTTCATTAAAAGCGATTTTCCGTTTCCGCCCCCTCCCACGCAAAGCAAGGCCCTACTGTATTCTGGCGATTTGCCAATCAAACAGCATCCGATCCACTCCTGAAGAAGACGCTTCTTATCTTCTTTGTCGGGGTCACCTTTCCAAAGAGAATCAAGAAAACGGATAAACTTATCAGGCCGAGCGTCTGAGTCTATCTCAAAATCATATCCCCACGTTGCTCTGTGTTGTGGGCCGTGCTCCATCATTGAAACAGTGTAATCGTCAACAGTCCAGAAACCGTTTTGAGCGGCCACGCCCAGAGGAGTTTTATCGAAATACTTTTCTTCCCGAATCTCAGAAAGAAACAAGCACATTCGAGCGATAGCATCGGCGCGAGATATCGAAATCGTTAAACGTTTGGGGGGAGATGATTGAATAAAAACACCGTCCAAATCTGAAGCGAGTGAAATCAAATCGTCATGTTTGATTCTGTTCCAAATTGAACCGTCAAAAACGTAGAGAGAACCGCCAGACGAAACAGCCTGACCGTTCTCGTTTCCCATCACCTGAGAATCCACCAAGACCCGAGACAGTACCGGGTCAGAATTAAAGTGAATGTCATGATTTTGAATATACCTGTCCAAGTGTTTGGTTAGCTCTAACATATGTATCCCCGACGCCGCGCAGCGTCCCCTGATTAAAATTGAAATATAAAATTAACGAGCGGTCAGCTCTTAGTCAATTGGCTTCGTTATCTTTCCCTGCCCTCGTCCCGATATCGTGATATGTCCTCGTCCTCAAAAAACCCATGGCTCTTCTCGTCGCCCTCTTTCTCCTCCTTTTCTTGAGCAATGTACTTCTTATATGTTCTTGGATAACAGAACTTGCAATCATATGCCCCGCACATGCATTTACCCATTAGAACTCTCCTTCTCTTTGTTGGCCTGCAAAAGCATCCCGACTAAAACATGAATAGCGTCGGCACCGTGATATTCATTTTCGTCAATAAAAAGAACAATCAAGTTTTCATGGTGATCAACCTCGGTTTGAATTTCCGCGTCAAGCGATTCGGCCACATTGTCAACAAGCTTTGTAAAAGCCCAGACCTGATCAAACTGTGATCGTTTGGCTCGTTCTGCTTGACGGATCTTCATCTCCTCCCGCTGTTTTTTTAAGTCCCGAATCTCTTTGGGTGAAAGTTTACAGGTTCTTGCGTTGTGTCCATAAGTTCCGCACTTGCTGCATTTTGTCATCATTGGTTAGCTCTCTTTCTGGTTTTAGTGTGTAGGTCTTGAGAAAACGTGAAACTTTCCAAGGACCCCGCTATCTGGGTCGGTAAATGAAAAGCTGCACGTGTCTTCGCCATGATCAAAGTAAGTGACCTCGGCGCATTCATATGCGCGAGGAAACCCGATAAACTTGTTGACCTGATCGCGGTACGATTCAGGTACCCATGCACCGTCAAGCGTAACACCATCAACCGTAACCATTGCGTCCTGAATGGTTGCTGGAACCAATAAAGCCTCTAAGTCTGTGTTCACAAAAACAAATTGAACGTCTTGAGGTCGGCGACCCTTAAACAAATTCTCACGATTTTTCATAATATCCTCTTAATTCTTCGCCCTTAAACACAGGCGTCATGGGTTCATCTAAAACATATAAAGTCTGGCCGAGACGCAAACCCCGACCTGAAAGAAAATCTACTGCCTTACTTTTGGCAGCAAAAACATGGGTATCGAACAGCGTTAAACCGTCCCCGTCTTTTTCGTTAGTGTCGATTCTGACAACGTGCTTCATCTCCACAACTCCTTTGACCTGATCCACTCCTCGACCCGATCACCATTCTTACGGTATCGAATCTTGACCTCATCGGGCTTCGTGTCAATTACATCAACGTGTCCGTGAATTGGGTGAAACACAATTGTTCGACTCTTCTTAATTTTTCCAGCGATAAATTTTTTCATACCGTCACCTCTATGCCTAAGTGTTCCATAATAAGGTCTAGTTTTTTGTTAATGTCATCAACGTCAACCTGCATAAAAACCAAGCGTTCCATATTCTGATTATGTCTTCTGGTTTGGGTGCTGCTCGCTGTGTCCATTTTATCCGACACATCGACGCTTAAGCGTTTCAATTTTTCCTTCATTGCCGCTAAATCTTGTGAGTTTTCGTATATTCTCGAACTGTCATGCCGTCCCACTTTTTTCTCCTTGTTGGTGTTAGCTCTTATCGGTTGTTTTCTGCATCAAACTTATAAAAAGGGTTCGCGTAATAGACCTGACCCGAATCTTCGTTTATCGTTGGCCGTTGCGGCCAGATTCCGAGATACTCGCTTGAGTCGTCATGAGATGCAGACACGAACGAGACAGTCCCTTGACCTGAATCAAATCTAAACTCAGACTCGTAGACCTGACCTGAATGAGATGAATCTGGATTCAAGCTATCATGGCAAAGAATTAAAATGTCTGGCCCGTTAATTTGCCAGTCCACGATAGACCAATGATAAAAATCACTGCGGATGATTTCCATGGCATCGAGAACCAATAGGCGGTCCTGTAAAATTTGTATATCAACCCGTAGGTCCTCTGTTTCTACGCTCATAATTTTCTCCTAAATGGGTTAGCTCAACACGTTACTCAGTACCGCCAGCGCAAACTGACGGGACTGGTAAGGAGTCAAGACCGGTTGAGGTCATTAATTGCGTGGATGCCTTTAATGAATGCCCGCATGAATTCGTATAGCTCTCGTTTGGTGAATCGGTCGGAGATGTTTGACTCTAAACCACATGGATCATCAGCGAGTTTGTTAAGCCTAACTCCTCCGTTCGCGTAATTAATGATATAAGTTCCATCGGTCAGCTTGTTAATAACTTCCAGCTGTCCCTCTAAATCTTTTTTGTTGATTCGGTTCATGATTATACCTCCCCCAATAGCTTTTTCATTGCGTCAACTTTTTCCTGATTGCGTTCTTTCCAGGCATCTGCCTCTCGTTGGTAATGCTCGCACTCGACTTTCTTGTCCTGGAATTTTCGCTTCCAATAATCAATACGCATGTTGAGGTCTTGAATGCGTGCGTTCTTCTCATCAACACGTCGAATCTCGGTGTTCAATCGCTCGTTATTTTCTAGCTCTTGAGTGTCCATTTTCATCTGAAGCTCAACAAGTTGGTTTTGCAGACGCTCCATTCCGTTCTCAAGATAGTTGATTTGATACTCATACTCGAATCGCTCGCCATGTTTGAAATGAGACTTTTTGATTTGCTCGGTTAGTGAAACGTCCAAACACTTCCAGCGGTCAAGGGTTCTGAAGGGGACCTCGAACTTGAATTCCTTATGGCAATCCAAACAGGATGCCTTCCAAAAGGTATTCTCTGAAGTCGGCAAAGTATCCCATGACGCATCTCGGTAGACATAACTCTTACCGTCACATCGAGGGCATTTAGGACCCTTCGAAAGGTAGTAAGGAAAAGCTGTAAGTGAAGGGACAGAAGAACACTTGTTCTCAAGAGTGAAAGCGGAAGCCATTTCATCCCTTACCGATCGATACTTTTTCCAGGCATCAATCTCTGTTTCAAAGTCTTCTGTCTTGTAAGTTGGGTCTTCACCGGGTCCAGTCCATGAACGAACATTGAATTGAATCGGTTTGTTATTGGCCGAATGTTCAACAAGCTGGACTTCGTTTTGTGTGCCGTCAGGCATTTCGAAAATGGTTGATTGTAGAATTTTAATCACTGGAATTTCCTTTTGTTAGGGTTAGCTCAGGTAAAAGACTATCGAAGTATGACGCTTACGTCTAGTTATTTTGTGACGGAACGTGACGGAAGAGGACTTTTTCAGAGCTTTCCGTCACACAATGTGTGAGCGGCGTGACGGAACGAAAATGCTTCGATCACGGGTAAGTGCTTGAAATCATTATTATGTGAGCGAGTGAAGATAAATAGACTCTTAAAACTTCCAGAAAAGGGGAACGCAATATCAAGTACTTACAAGGACGCTTATATATAAGGTTTTTTGGTGCTTCACTTGCTTCACAGGATCACAAGGGTAAATATTGGTTAACGTTATTTGGTCTCTTGGATATGCACTAATCAATGGACCAATCGCATGTCCAAGGGGCTTTTAATGTCCTGAATGCCCTGAATGACCTGAATCACTGACCCGAATGACCCGAATAGACCTGAATGGCTCGACTTGAATAGGTTGACCTGAATGAGTTTGTCCTGAATGAGTTTTTTGGCGGCCAGTAATGGGGCAAAGTTGGCCAATGGTTTTTGAAGGGGGCTGAAAACTTCCAGCCCGGTTTCAAAATGCCCTCTAAATTTCCAGTGAGATTATCGAATCCACATCGCCGGCTTCGCTCCGGTGATGTAATAAGCCTCTTTCGCTTTCTCGACTTTGACTCTGTCGCCTAAGTGAAAGAAGCGGTCGCCTCTTTTGGGGTTGAAATGGACTCTTCGAAAACCATTTTCTAAAAGTACTTTTTCCGTCGGGGCATCGGTGATGACGTTGACGGTTTTTGCATAAGAGTAGGCAAAGACCTTTCGATTGCCTTTTGATGTTAGCTCTTCGATGTAGGGCTTTTTGCCGGGTTTAGTGGGTAGCTTTTTGACTTCTTCAATGGTCGCCTCGTCGTAGTTTTCGAGGCATCTCAGATACTGACGACTTGTTAGAGAAGGGGGGTCCAATACGATGTCAAAAGCATGAACGATAGCGACGTTTTCCTGATGCTTTGCACCAATGGCAAGCCATGAAAAAGTCATCTTCTGTAGGTCAACGTGGAGTCTGTTGAAATCCCTCTTTTTCATAGTCGCACCTCACAGGAAGGGCGAAGCTCGCCATTATACCGAGCCATCTTGAAAACGAGCACACAACGCTCTCTGACGGGTTCAAAGGGGATTCTGTCGCCGTCAGGAGTGACAATCATGAACTCATTATCACCGTGCTTGATGGCTTGAATCGTAATCCAACCGACAAGCTCCATCGACTCAATATCGCCCTCAAAAATGTCTCCACCGACGTAGCATTGAGCAAAGCGGGTGTTGTGCTTTCGCATGTTCTCGCATTGCTTCTTGATGCTCGTTGGATTGTTGGTCTTGACGTTCGAGATTGCTCTCGTATCGGTGAACAATTCGACGACCTTTTTCTTGGATAGGAAGCCCGTTCTTGTGAGCGTCGCATCAGCTTTTGTGAAGCACGCCTTCTTAAGGTTCTGATAGTAACAGTACACTTGTTTGTCCTTTGGTTAGTGGGTTAGCTCACTTTCCATTCTACGGACCCAAAAGACGGCATCAAGAAAAATCGAACACGAAAAAGCCGAAAAAATTTCCAGTGCTGAATCGGCTCTGGCGAAAAAACGCTCCAAAGGTGGCCGAGACGCGACGCGTCATACACTGAATGGTCATTCATTAAACTATGCATAAATTTCATAGTGCTATGCAAAAAATGCGGGGTTTACTGAATCGCCATTCATGAAACAAGGCGTCATACAATGAATTGCAATTCATGAAACATTGCGTCAGACCCGACCCTACCCCACCCCCGGACCGACCTCCCCCGTTTACGTTAAATAGGCTCCTTCTCACTCCCCCAAAATTCAGTTCCGACGCACCGCGCTAAAAGCTTTCCCTTGAGTCAACCCCCAGTGTCCCCTAGTATTAACTCGCGGTGTTGGGATGTAGTTCCTGCAAACTACCCCCAATCCGGGTCCGTAAGATTC